CCCCCCCTCCCCCTCCCCCTCCCCCTCCCCCCTCCCCTCCCTCCCTAATGCATTAGTGCAATGTATGTATGCATAGTATTGTGTGCATGTGTGTGATATGCATGTGCTATTGTGTGCATGTATGTGTGCTTAGTTAGGCAAGCCTAACGCATATGGTTAGGCACACCTATGCATCACGCCCATGCCCTATGCTACTGCCTTCCCTGCTACATACGGGACAAGGGTAGTAAGAGTGGGTGCGACTCGGGCAAGCGCATGCAAGATCGCCCTATATGGAAGCCCTATATAAGGCCCCTCTATAGAAGGCCCCTATAGGAAGGCCCTATATAAAGGCCCCTATATGGAAGCCTTTCTATAGAAGACTTTCCCTGTCCCGATTCGCTTTCTGAGTCATTCCTTAACAATCCCGTTTCTGCTAGGCTCGACTTATGCAAGATTGGATTTGCTTATACAGTCTAGGAGATGTACTATGTGGGCAGACTTAAGCTAAAGAAATCAAACGCAAACAGGAGGAAGATCATGAACATACGACGCAATCTCTGGCAGGATGAACGCATCGCCTATCGGTCGGCAATCTACCGCCGCGCTACGTTGCGCTCCATGATCAACGATCACAATGCAGGCACATTCGACCTTGACGGCCCGCACTTGAATTATTGCATGGACGGTATTTGCGCAGAGACACAAAGCGCACGGAGTATCCTCTACCGCACCCGCGCCCGTGTTCTCGGGTACAGCCGCTAACCTCATCACATACGAAGCCCACCGGCTCTTGAGGGAGCCTTTGGGCTGCCAAGACCCACCCAGCCAAGGGAGCAGCCATGACAGCACAGCACAAAGCCGAGAAGACCGCCCGGCAGCTAGCTTTTGCAGCCGCGCTCGCAAGCTGGCAACGGCTCGACGGTACGCGAAGCGACCTAGGCTCAGCCATGAGACTTGCAGCGATCCGCAACAACGGAACCACGCACACAGCAGCCCCGCTTGTCGTCAACGAAACTCGGAACTAGGAGGATGCCGTGATTTGCCCAAAAAGACCACACAAACAATGCCCGTTCTGTCAAGGTCACCACTAAGGAGCAGGGAACATGACTGAGAATCAAAACACCATCGACCCCAAGCGCCGCGCCGAAATACTCGCCAGAGCTTCAGGCAACGATACGCACGCACTACCGAATCACTGCGCTACCTGCGGGCATTACCGCGAATGGCACCGCTGCCTTGTTGGCGGCGTAAGCAAGCCCCGTAAGGCTGCCGACATCGCTTGTCACCTCTACACCACCGAACGTGCTAGCGACATGATCGACGACGGTTACGGCATCAGGGCGCGCGGTGGGCTGGTGTACTTCGGGTGATGATTGACGCACCCCTACATATCTTCGACACGTCCGAGTACATCGGGCAGGGTAAGCAGGCTACGCTAGATATAGCCATTGATGAGAGTGCGACGCAGGGCAGGGCTGAGGCTCCTCAGCAGAAGGCTAAGCAGATGCCCGGGCAGACGGAAATGGAGAGCTGAGAACATGCGCCAGTATTCCAAGGACCCCATGGGCGCAGAGTTTGTATACGCCATCGCGGGAAAACGCGAAACCGACCAAGCGACAGTAGGTGTCCGGGTCACGTTCGCAAGTGACGTTTATTACACGACGTGGAGGATCGACGGGAGCACCGTATACCGTCGCCAGTACAGCGGACGCAACCTGCGACACCTAAATCAGGTAATAACCGACCTCCGCGAGGGTTTGCCGAGCTACTCAGAACAGGGAGCGTGGAAGACGTGAAGCAATCACGGCACGTATACGGCAGGCACATAAGAGACACCGAAGCAGAACGCGCGTGGAGCGTGGCCACGTGCCACGACGAAGGAACAGCGGCCCTGATAGCTGCGCTCCTGAACGCTCACGCCGAAGACAACAAGAGTATGGTGGTCCGTTACGGCACAACGTCACTCAAGCTCGCACCATTCAAATACGACGGAGGAGCGTTCTAACCAACAGTAAAGACGGTGAATCTGTCAACAGGCTTTGCCAAACGCGAGACAGGAGTACGCACCATGAGCGAAGACACCAGCACACTGAGAGGATTGCTAGCAGACTTCCGAGACACACTCGAAACGGACCGCGATAACATCCTAGAATCCTCCGAGCCCGAAGACGTGTTACACGAGTACGCCGACTCCGCCGTACCGGTCTACACGGCCGACCTCATGCGACTGGCTGCTGATGATATCGGGCTGGCAACAGCCGAGCCCGAGTGCGGCCCTGCGTTTGACGGCTCACCTACTCCCGCGAACATTATCACAGCGAACGTGTATGAGGCCTTGCTCGCTGAGGGGTACGAATGGCTGCGCGAGGTGCAGGACGAGGACGACGACGACTAACTGACGCTTGACTACGCACCGCCATCGGGTGTAGGATTGACCAAAGGCTAACGGAGGGACACCATGCGCGCTATAGAGGATATGGAAATCAAGGAAATCATCCGCCTAATGCTCACCGATTGGGACAGGTTCACCGATCAAGAACGTGAAGATGCTATTACCGAAGCCGCAACCGAGTTTCTAGACCGCCGCCATCGGGTTGCCGGGTAAACTGGAGAGTGAGGGTCGGGGGTTCGCGCCCCCGGCCCTCCGTCCACCCAGCCAAGAGCAGACCGAGACAGTGTACACCCAGCCAAGAGGAGACACAAATGAGCGATACTTGCAAAGCCTGCGGCCTGCCCATTACTGGCACACGCGGCGAGACGACGCACACACTAGAGCACCGTGACGGCACACGAACCGTCGCAAAGGACCCCGGCCCGTATCACTACCCCGCTTGTATGCCACCTATCGCGTGGAACCACGTGCGGCCCGTATCGGTGGTGCGCAATGTTTAGGATCACAAGCGCAGCCGATGTCATCGCGTGGTGTCTGTTCACCACCGCCACCGCCGTTATCCTGCTCGACCTTTGCATACTGTTCTGGCTGGCAGCGCCATGACTGCCACCGCCACCCAGGAGTTGTGCTGCCCAAATTGCGGAGCTGACTCCCACTGCTCCCGCCTTTGTGACGAGCGAGGAGACTGGGGAGCTGCCGATCAGGTAGTCACCTGCAATATGTGTGGGAACGTGTACGGTCACGCCGTGCCTGTCAGGTACATCATCGAGGCTTGGAAGGTAGGGACACCATGAGCACAATCGCTTGCCCGCGATGTCTAATGGCTATGCGTGCGCCGTCGTTTGTGGATAACGGCGCGTGGCCTTGGGTTCTGTGTGCTACGTGCGCTGCCAAGCTGGACCCCGACGGTTGGTATCTTGAGTCGGGCGACCAAGAGTTCGACTCCGAGGGGAGCACGACGTGAGCACTATCAACAGGGAAGAGGCCGGTGTTTCCGTGCTCCCTTCCGACATCAGCGAGGTCCACGTACACGTCACGACGACCGACGCTCACATCCTGCCGTTCTGTGGCGGTATGAGGCTGTACTTTGACATCAACTCCTCGGAAACGCTTGACGACTTGATCGAGTCACTTATCGAGGCTCGCGCACTGGTCACGGTTGAGGCTAACAGGAGATGGACGGAAGAGATCAAGATCGACGCAGACAGCGAGTTAGTGGGCAATCCGAGGGAAGAGGCAGCATGAGTGCTGTTGACGAGTATGAGGCCGTGAGGCATGACATCAACCACAGCGGGTTCCCGCCATTCAGCGGGGAGCAGATGTCTCGTATTCGTGACGCTGCCGACGCCGCTATCGCTCAACTGACGTGGATGCTGGACACCTTTATGCACAACCGGACAAGGTACATGAAGATTCGGGGCGGGTACGCCGACATCTTCAATCTCGTGAAGCAGGACTTAGCGGACGATTACGAGAGGCGATTCGATGATGACTGACGAAGAACGCGACTCTTGGGAGTGGGACCGTTACCAACAGCACATGCACCAACTGGAGGTAGAGGAAGCCGAGAAGGATCGCATCATAGATGAGGCGTTTCTGGCCTACGAGGCTGAGGGTTTCGAGGAAGAGGTGGAGGTGCCCGCATGTTGACCTGTGGATCATGCACGGATAAGGACTGCCCCGATACTGGGACCAGCCACACGGCTTGTGACGTATTTACCCAAGACGACATCGAGGAAGCGCTCCCAGACTGGCAGCCCACGCTAGCAGACTTTGAGAAGCTTGAGAAGCTTTACATCGAGAGCCTGGACGAAGTTACCCGACTTGAGGCTCGTATCGCAGGCTTTGAGAAAGCTATAGCCGAGCTGGTGCGCTGGGCGCAGGATGAAACGCCATGAGCGCCCCATGGGGAGACAATAGCAGACCCGACAACGGTTGCGGCTTCTGCTCCGACTTCCAGCGCATGAAGGACGACCCCGAGGTTTGCTGGGGATGTCCCCACGACCCCAGTGAGGAGGCTTCAGCGCTCGGCTACTCCGAGTTCGAGTGCCCGGTGTGTGGCGCTCCCGGCAGGGGCTGTACCACCTGCCTAGCCGAACTGAGATGCGACGTAGCATGATCTGGATATACGCAGCCATACTAATTATAGGCTGGCGCATCTTCGTCGGCCACTACCACTAACCCAGCCAAGGGAGCAGACGTGGAAACCATGTACAAGACGGCACCGCCGATTGAAGAGACAGAGCTAGAGTTCTGGCGTCGCAAGGCTCAGGACCGCGCAACCTTCATCGCTGAGCAGGAGGCCACGATCCTCAAGCTGAGGGGCCTATTTGATGACATCCGTGATATTTGCGAAGAGGAGATTGGGGAGCCGCTCCGATGAGCGCGCTCGACGAACTGCGGGATGCGATGGTCGGCCTCGCTCTCGACCTCACGCAGTCACACAGCGATGCGGGGTACGCAGAGCGCTTTGGCTGCAACCGCTGCATCGCCCTGCTCGACGCCTTCGAGGCCGTGCATCCGGGGCTGGTGGATGGGACGTGGAAGTGTTCGTGCGGCTCCGTGTATAAGCAGTACAGAGCCCTGTCCCAGGACGGTAGCGGGTTCACTACTTGCTACGCTTGCGCCAAGGAGTCGAAATGAGGGAATCGCTATCGTCCACGCGGGGCAAGATAGGCGGGAGCAGGTACAGCCCGCTAACGGCTACTTCGATCGCACGGGGCGGCGCAAACGTCCAGTATGTGCCCATCGAGCGCCGCTGCGCTTGCGGGAACCTGCTAAGCGGCTACAACCTAGAGCTATACTGTGAGGTGTGCCTGAAGAAGCGGAGCCTTGCTGAGACGGCACCCAGGCCCAAGGGTGGCTCCATCGTGCCGGAGGTGCGGGAGCGCCTGCTCAGTCACCCCGACTTCACCGACTACTATGGATACTATCGGAGTCTGGGCTGGTCACACAAAAATGTGGACTGCGCCATGAGCGCTGCTAGGCGGTATTTCGCCCGAAGAGGTGTGATGCTGATAAGCCAGCGGGGCAAGGGGTACAGGCTTGACACCTAGCAGCCGCCAGGACTACACTACGCAACGATAATAGGCGAGAAGGGAGGTTTGTCATGCCTAGGCCGAAGGTAACGGTAGACGATGTACCCGTTGAGCAATACTACAGCGGGGCCGTGATCTGTGAGACGTTCGGATTTGGTGCCGTGTACCTATCGAAGTTGAAGCGAGAGCCAGGGTTTCCTTATCTACCGCTGCCCGGTGGAGAGGCACGCTATCGCATCAGCGAGCTTGAGGAATGGTTTCGAGCACACGGTAGAGATGGCGAAGGTAAGAGGCACGCGGCGCAGGCTGCCCGCGCCAAGGTTGCGCGCGCCGCAATCGGGAAGAACGGCAAGAGATAGGAGGGAGAGCTTGCCAACCACCGCCTGTATGCACTGTGGCACTGAGGAGGGTTTGGAGCCCGTGGTCACGTTCGAGGGGTACGTCTGTGAAGACTGTAGAACGGACCCGGCACTAAGGGACGGAGCGGTGCTGAGAGAGACGCTCGCAGCTTAACGAGAAGAGGGGGCTAGGGTATTTCCCCGGCCCCCTCTTCCTACCTACGGGAACTCATCGGGCGCTCATCGGGGCGGGCACGGAGGTCTGCAAGCACCATCTCGTCATCGACGATGAGGTCTATATCTGCGACTCTGCGATACTCACCTACCATCAAGAGCAGCATCCGGTCCCGCTCCGCCAGCGCGGCCTCCAGCTCGGCGATGGCCGCGTCAGCTGCGTTCATGCCGCGCAAGACATCCTGGAGGTCTAGCGTTCCGGTGCCATCTTTCCACGCGGCCCACGCCATCGCCGCTGGTCCCTGTTCCGTGCTCACGTCGTGCTCCTCTGATTGATTTGCCTGTGGTAATCTATCCTCATGTTCAACCTCGCTGATAGCCTGTTTCAAGTGCGTGAGCGGTCGGTGGCGGCGCTGAATGCGGCGGTGGTGGAGGCGGGGAAGCGGGCAGAGGGCTAGTCCCTCTCTGCGTCGTACCCCTTCATAGCGGCGGCGATGACAGACTGCAGCCGCTTGGCCTCCGACTCGGCCTTCAGTTTTGCCCTGCAGTATTGGAGTATGAGTTTCCCGGCGTTGACCTCAGACGCTTCGTGCAGCCGTTGTTCTTCAGCCAGCTCGCCCTCGGCCTGCTCCTTGTTCCCCCGCTCGTGGTACATCGTCGCCATGGCTTCGTCGCGCTCCGCCTCCAGCTCGGCGATGCGGGAGTGGATGCGGCGCAGCGCACAGTACGGGCACTTGTCCTCCTCCACGTCTTGCGGGTGACCCTCGGCTGGTAGGTAGTCGTAGACCAAGCCGAAGTCTTCTTCCTGTGGCGTCAGGTCGCTCACGTCGTGCTCCTCTCGGTCTTCAGGGCCGCCAGTTCGGACTCAGCCCGTTCGGCGCGTTCTATTTGTTCGGCAAGGGCGGCTTTGGCGGCAAAGGCCACCGCTCCAGCGGTCACTCTGAAGCAGAAGGACTCTCTCACTAGGCTTTGGAACGCTTGCCAGGCCGGGTACTCGCTCACGACAGCCTCCATATCTCCACCGCGCAGCAGAAGATGAAGACTCCGGCAACGATGCCGATGATCTGCGCCAAGACAATCACGTCGTCCCCCTCTGATTGATTTGCCCTCTGAGATACGCTCCAAGCACTCTGTACCCTCTGAAGCCATCAAGTCACCTTAGAGGTGCTCGAAACGGCCACTTTTGCGGCTCCTGTGGGCCTAAAAGTAGGTGCTCGTCCAGTGCGAAACGGGAAAAGATAACAGGTGGTGGCAGAACACGCTTTTACCTCGTCGTAAGGCCGGTTTGCCTTCTCAACGCTTCCGTCGCTCAGCCGCCAGTCAGACTCGTGCCCGCCCTGACAGGTCCAGCAGAAGTGCCGGATCGCCTGTCCACGCGTGAGGGTCTTCCCCGTCAGGTTCCCGTAGCCTGAGCTAACGGAGTCAAAGTCCTCAACAACGTAGCCAGTGGTGACTCTCACCTTGGGCTTGCGTGCTCGCGTTGCCATTCCCTTGCTGCTCCTTCCATGCTAAGACTGGAATACACGTCCATCAAATCCAGCATGTACGATAGCTTCTCAACCTGACGCGCAAGCTTGACTATGCGAGTCTCATAAGCAAGCTTAGAGTAGCCATCATCCATGTGATGCGTTATGCACTGGTGCCCATCACGATTAAGAACCACATTGGGCCAGAGCATAGGTGGCGACCCGCCGACTGGTGATGCCTTGTTCATGTCGCCACCTTCAGGCGGCTCTGTAGACCAGATTCAATGCGGTGCAGGCTGCTTTCTTCCCCCCGGATCAACTTCATCGTGTATTCCAAATCTGCCATCTCCTCTTCATCTTCGCACTCACAGAGCGTCATTCGCAGGTTTCGCTTCGTTAGGTAGAGTTGCATCAGCTCCCCGATCACGTACCCCAACGCCTTGTCCGACTGGTCGATTGACGCCGACGCAGAGTCCTCGGGCGTCATGTATCCGTTTAGGTTCTCCCGATCAGTTACAGGCATGATTCTCCTTTACCATCTTGTGAAGCAGGCGTATGAAGTCGTGGTAGACCTTCCCCGCTGCCTCTAGCTGGGTTAGTACTTGATGGTCACCCTCGTGGGCAAGATTGTGGTGCGTCCTGCACAGGGGCACCATCTCCAGCAGGCCATCCCCCGCACCCTGCCCCTTGCGCAATGGCCAGTGATGGGGATCACAAGGCGTGTAGCCGCAAAGCAGGCAACTCCTAGCGCGGGTCCACTTCCTATTTGCTATGTCCGTAGATGTCATCGCCACCATCCCTTCTCCTTTCCGCAAACTAGAAACTCCTCGGTGCTGTGTATGATCCAATACAGGCTGCCGTTCCGCGTAGCACTCTGCTCAAAGACCCTCTGCGGCTCGGACTGCTTGTTCCTGTCAACCTTTGTTTCTACGTATAAAGTAGTATTGTGTCCAAACAAAACTAGGTCTGCGTGTCCTTTTTTCATGTAGGTTTTGGGCTGGCTTCGAGTCTGGTTGACCGGCCACACCTCGAAGCCCAGCCTCTCGGCGTACTCGGCCAGCTCTGCGCAGAACTTGGATTCACTCACGGGCGCGCCAATCATCGAAGATGCCGAGTGCAATTGACAGCCCCTCCCACTCAGCACTGTCTCCATACAATGCCGCCTCTTGCTTTCGCCTGACGATGGATAGCCTGAAACCCTCAAGCCGCCTGTCCCGCTCCGCCAGTGCGGCCTCGGCCTGCTTCAAATCTTCTCCCGCTTCCTTGACGACGCTTGCAAGTCCCGAGATGATGCCGTTGTCGGTCTTGTTCTCCGCCTCCAGCGCGGCGATGCGGGCTTTCAAAGTCTCTGTCTCTTTGCAAATGGCACCCAGCGACTCGAACGCCTCAGCCTGGTCGCCTGTCAGCGGAACGACCGCATGGACCTCGTCCATGAATTGAAAGTGCCTGCCTACTTTGCGAGTGCTCATCAGAAGTTCTCCAATCTGCAAAAACTAGGAAGCCAGAGTAGGTCCACCGATCCGGTACGACCATGCCGGTTCTTCGCCACGTGAACGGAGATCGTCTTCGCTCCGCCTTCTTCTTGGGGCTGGGACAGCAGAAGAACCGTGTCGGCGTCCTGCTCAAGAGAACCCGACTCACGGAGCTGGGAGAGCTTTGGCTTGCCGTCACCGAGGGGTGACTCAGACTCGCGGTTGAGCTGGGAGAGTGCCAGCACCGGACAGTGCAGCTCCCGAGCCAACGCCTTCAGCTCTCTGCTAATTGACGACACCTCAACGAAGCGTGACTCCTGCCTACTACCGTGAGTGAGAAGCTGAAGGTAGTCAACAACGATCAGCCTGACCCGCTTACGGGCGGCAAGCTGCCGGGCTCTGCTCTTGAGTGATAGCAGGGTGAGTGAGGGGTTGTCGATGATCTCCATGTCGAGAGCCGAAAACACGTCGTGACTCTTCATGAGCCTAGATGTCTGCTCATGCCCGAGGTTACGGGAGCGCACGCAGGTGAGGGACACGTTGGCGATGGCGCACAGTATCCGCTCCGTCAGCTCGGCTTTGCTCATTTCCAGGCTGAAGAAGGCCACCGTGCCCTCGCTCGCCACGTTACGGGCGATGTTGAGGGCAAGGCTGGTCTTCCCTATGCCGGGCCGAGCCCCGATGAGCATGAGGTTGCCGTTGTACATGCCCGTGGTCTGTTCGTCCAAGGCGGCGAAGCCGGTACTCACGGTGTCTGGTGCCTTCTTCTCAATACACTCATCGATGATGGTCGCAGCCACGCTCTTGAGCGACTCCGTATCGGATGCCACGTTGGGCCTCAGCCTGTAGACCCTGGCCTCAGCCGCGTCCAGCAGAATCCCCGGCTCGTCACTCGTCTTGTAGCCCAGCTCAACGATCTCGTGCCCGGCACGAATGAGGTCACGCTGGGTAGCCGTAGCCTTGACAATGCCCGCATAGTGGGTAGCGTTTGTAGCCACGGGGCAGGACTCAGCTAGTGTGTGGATGTAGCCGCCATCATCGGGGAACTTGGCGCTGATCGTAACCGTGTCTGCGCTCCCGGTGTTGGAAGTCCAAGCGCCCAGGATACTCTCAAAGATACTCCCGTTGATGTCCTTGTAGAAGTCCCTCGCAACGACCATATCGCTGACCACGCCTATAGCATCCGGGTTGACCAGCATGGCACCTAAAAGTGCCTGCTCCGCCTTCAGATCGTGCGGCGGGACCAGGGTCGTGGTTGTCAAGCCGTCTCCCTCTTCTCCATCTCAGCCTTCGCCAGGTTCTGCTCCGTGAGCCACAGTTTTGCCTGCGCTTGCGCCAGTTCGGCCTCGGCCTGCTCGGCACGGTGTAGCGCATCTCCCGCCTCCAGCAGTGGGCCGAGCGCCTTGACCGCCTCAGTTTCCATCGCAGTCAACGGTGCGACTACGTGGTTGAGTTCCTCAATCCGTGCATCCAGCTCGGCGATGCGCCTCATCAACTCATTCTCCGGTCGCTCTTCGCACTCTTCAGCGTGGGCCAGCATGACGTTGATGTCCTTCTCCATCGTGGTCCCGCAGAAGATGCAGATGCTCGTTTTGGCTGCCGCCTCCAGTTCGGCAATGTACTCCCCCCGAGACTCGTACAGCTTATTGGTGCAGTGCAGCGTAAGGGCCTGGGCCTTGGCCTCCGCATCCAGCGTGGCAATGCGGGCGAGGAGCCCCTCCTGCTCGCGGAAACCCCTTCGGGAAGCTGCTGCGCTGCTCACGAGATCACCACCGGATGTAGCATCTCTTCAGCATGAGTCTCTCCCCACCGCGACAGCTTCTCCACGTCGGCAGCCTTCTTCACAGTCCAACCATGCAGCTCGTCGAGCACGGCCCATGTGCTCTTGCTCGTGTCGGGCTTGCAGGTGCCCGCGTAGTCACAGTAGCCACACTGCCAATCAGGCTCACAGCTTATGGTTTTTCCGTAACTCCTTAGCTGTAGCACCTTGTCGAGCTTCGGGGGCAAGTGACCCACGCCCTCAAAGGATACGTAGGCGCGGGCCTCTTCCAGCTCGTCCATAAGCGCTGTCATCTCGGCTTTGACAAGGGGCACCGCGTACTCGTTCGGCTCGCCAGAGCCATCACGACTCACGTACCACAGTAGTGGCATGGCGTCCAACTCGTACTCCTTCACCAGCTCCCAGTGGTAAGAAGATGCCTGATGGACATGGGGCACCTTGGGGAGCGTGTAGTTGGATGCGTTTCCCCGGTGTGTTTTGACCTCGGTGATGCGCCGGCTGCCGTCAAGCTCCACGATCAGGTCGGTGCGGCCACCCCAGTTCTGACGACCCGCAAACGGTACCGGAGTCTGGTGGGAGATGAGCCATCCCTTCCACATGAAGGCAGCGGTCAGCATGGCCTCGATAAACTCAGCAACGTCGTACATGCGAGCTGCGTTACGCTTAGCCTCTGGAGATTCATAGTCCTTGGTGGTGGAGAGTAACCGATAACAAACTTGCCTCGGGCACTTCCCAATATCTGTTGCATACAGGCGAAATGGGTCCCGAACCTTTTCAACTTTAGGCTCTAGGAAAACATTGTAAAAACACAATCCAGCTTCCTTGTCTCCAGCTTGCCGCGCTTGGAGAAACTCGTCATAAACATTTGCGAGGAGAGTCATACGGACACCCACTTTTTTCCACAGACAATGAGGCTAACCATTGATTGAGATACGCCATACAGCGTGGCAATTTCTACCTGCGTAAACCCAGCATTCACAAGGTATCGGATGGACCGAACGTTTTCGCTGGAGAGCTTGGCCTGTCCGTGCCGCTCGCCCCTTATGTCGGGGACCACACCCCGACCCTTCCCATTCATGTCCCTCATGTTGTCGGCTTGAGTACCAAGGAAAAGATGTCCGGGCTTCACGCAGCCAGGATTGTCGCAACGATGAAGGACGCACATGCTCTCCGGAATCTCACCCACGAATAGCCCATACGCCACTCGATGAGCATATTCAGCCCTGCCGTTGCCATCGTAGATGCTGCCATAGCCCGATGCATACTTACCGGCAGTCCACTCCCAGCAGTCGTCGCCTATGAGAACCTTCTCTGCAAACCTCTCAAGCAGCGTCATTTTTTACCCCACCCTTTCTTCTTTTTCTTGACCGGCTTTGGGAACGCAACTCCGCTGTAGTCCATCTTCGGACCCTCAACTATCTTCTTGGGAAACTTCTCCGGCAGCTTGTCGGGTACCTTCTTCATCAGAACTCCCGGTCGCATTCGTATCGTGCCGGTACGCCGGTGCCGAACACCACAACTGCGCTAGGGAACGGGGCTCTGTCTGTCTTGCCTTCCTGCTGGAAGTAGACTCGCCCGCGGATGAACGTCACGTCACCCTTCATACAGTAGTCGTGCCACCATGCCGTATCCGTGCGGCTCGGGACGAGACAGACAACGATCTCTGCGTCTCCACTGGAACACGACTCGTAGGCTTTGCGAAGCCACTTTCCAATCTGCCTTCCATATGGCGGATTCATAAACACCCGCCCGGTCCACCGTTGCGATAGGCCATCCTCAATAGCGGTGAAGTGCTCGTCGCACTTTGTGTTGTAATCGGTGCAGCACGGGTCAAGCGTGAAGGGACCGTATTGTGCATTCAACTCGCCGAACAGACCGTGTGGGGTCGCCCACTCACTCGTGGTGCTACTCATCATGCCGGGGTTGATACTCATACCAGCCCCTTCTCCCCGAGCTTCCATTGCAGGCTTGCCACCTCGGCCACGACCTCGCTCGCCAGAATCACCGGGTCGTCGCAAGGTCCACCCCCAAGCTCGCTCAATGTGGCGCGCATGACATTGTCGACGGAGATTCGTTCAGCCTTCAGCCGCTCGTTCTCCGCCTCCAGATCAGCGATGCGGTCGTTGGCAAGGTGGCACTCCAAGGCGGAGAACATCACCTTGTGGAATGGCGGTAGCAGATTGCTCACCGTGTGCTCTCCTTCATCTTACTATCAAAATGGTATGTCGTCATCGTCGCTAGCAGCAGGGGCCTGCATATCAGCGAGGCTCACAGGGGCTTGGCTGAGAACACTTCCATCGCCTGCTCCAGTAGTATCTGGAAAGGTGGCGGCCGGAGTCATGTCTGCCCACGCCAGCACCTTGTCACAGTAGGAAAGGAAGTCGTCTTCTGTCGGCGCGTTGCCGGCGTAAAGCGTGGCTACCGCAGAAGCGATCTCCTGACGTTGAATCTGCACGGGGGTACGGAACTGACCCTCCTTGCTGAAGGACGCGCTGCCGCCGGTGCTGCTGCCGCTGCTGTCGCCCGTCCACTTCTCCTTCTGCGGGAACGTGTAGGCTTCTCCGGGCTGGGCGGGCACGGCCTCATTGATGAACTTCATCATGGTGCCGGGATGGTTGGTGGACTCAACCACGTCGTAGCTGATCTTGATGCGAGCACCGATGGTCATAATGGCGGCGCAGTTGACGTTGCCCTGCTTCGCATTGTAGTTCCACGTGAACTGACTACCGCAAGTGAGCTTTACCTTGGTCGGGGGGTTCCCGCCCTGAGTTATCTGCACGTTCTCAACGCTGATGACGGCTATGGCGTTCTTAACGGGCTGAAAGTCCATCTCTCTCCTTTGGCTGGGAAAGCCCGCCGTAGCGGGCCTCCCGTTAGTCTTCTGTAAGCATCCTAGCACACTAAGTGATGTCCGCTACCATCCTCTTTACGGCTTCGCGTTGATAATCTCCATAAATTTGGCCAGCGCAGAACGGAATCCAATGGACAGAGCACCGATCTGAACAATCAAAAGGCCCAGGTGGTCCGGGTTTGGTACGATCTTCTCGTAAGCAAGCACGCCGTAGACAATGGAAACCACGGCGATGATGTAGGTCTTGTTGCCGGACAGAAAGTCGGACAATTGCTTCATTTTCTCACCCCCCACCACGGATCGTTGGAAACGAGTACCCCATACAGCGCTACCTCCAGCGCCATGATCGTGTCGTGCCTGAGTTCTAGGTACATAGATGCGTTGATGGCCTCAATAACCTCGTGCAGAAGTACGGACGCCTGAGTTTCCGGATGCTGGTCGGGGTCGATGGTGATGTCTTGACGACAGTTGCAGCAGGCCCCCGTGGCATCGTCGCCCATGGGCTGCACGGTGACGGTGTACACCCTGTCGCATATCTTGACGGTAGGCGGGAGCCCCATCAGGCTGTCTGCATCGCTGGGAAGTAGCTGATGCACGCGCAGACACCCTTGCCCAGGTGCTCCGCTGCCGGGCACCCATTCTGTCCGTGCCGACAGGTGCGGCACACGTCAGGGTCCTTGACGTAAGGGCGGGGCCTGGGTTTTGCTACACTCTTCACTCGTTCACCTGTTCCTTGCGGAGATAGTCCTTGGTACAGCCGTGCCACGCTAACCTACACTGCTTGGTGACTTCGCATTTGCCGATAGGCCGTTCCTCCTGCTTGAAATACATGCATGTCAAGCACTCTTTACGCTTCATAGTCGGCCCTCCACGTGGACTTTGTTCCGAATAGGCGTAAAGACGAGGCGGGGAGTGAGCAGGACCGTGGGGCTGTAGTCCTTGGCCTCGCCGTAGCAGTTACGATCTTTGGCGTAGGTTTGTAGGTACGATGCTGAGTGGCAGACCCAGCTCACCCGGTCCACGAGGTCCTCTACATTCTTACGTCGCGAGAGACTGGCAACGGGCTGCAAGAAGCAGCGGTGAGAGTGGCCCCTGACCAACAGGTCAACATCCTTGAAGTGCGTGAGCTTCTTGGTCATGCTGGTGATCCCAGCCCCGTCTGACTGCGGCACCGCCGACCCGTGAGCACTGTTGATTACGAACTCGGCAACGTGCTTGTTCTTGTCCTTGAACTGGAGCGTCGTGGTACACATTCCTTCGCTATATACATCCTCGATGCCCATTCGCTGACACATGTCACGACCCACCTCGGTGCCGTTCCACTTGTCGAGATACTCCTCGTGGTTGCCTCGGTGGAATACCAAACACTTTCCGGCAATAGGACCGAAAAACTCTGCTCCATCACGCTTCACCTCGTCACTCATTTTGTCGGTTCGCTCTGGGGGGATGATGCTGTAGTCGATGGCCTTGCTGTCCCAGCGGCGTGAGTCCTTCGGATCAATGCAGTCATGGGAATCACCCGCCTGTATCCAGAGAGCGTGGGAGTCGCTCAGGATGGAGTCGCGCACCATGTTCATGCGACCCTTGTCGGCGTTGACGTTGCCCCTGTGCTGGTCCCCGAACAGGGTGAGGGTGAAGACATCTCCGGGCTCATAGTTGATTACTTTTGTGATGAACTTCATCAGTCGAAGTCGCGACCAGCGACCATCTTCTCGGGCCGTGGCTTTCTACAAGCCGGGTCCTGATGGTCAGTAAAGAACGCACACTCCATAGGGCTGGGCTCCCCCCAAAGCTCGCGATACCCACGCATGGCAAGCACTATGAACGCGCACTTGTGGTGGTGGGCGCAGCACTGCTCACAGTGGATTAAGCTCACTGCGTGATCTTGCCGAAGTGATAGAACTTTCCGGGACACGCCGTGCTGTTCCCGCTCATGTTCTTGTGCTGCCAGTCAGGTCGTCCGTACTTCTTGTTCAGGTAGCGGTGGACTGCCTGCGCGGCCTTGAGCTGCGCGGTCGGCATGTCATCGTGTGCCTCGTAGTTCCCCTCAAGACAGACGCCGATGCAATCGTTGTGGCCGAGGCAGTGAGCGCCCATGGTGTTCTCGGGGCGACCGGCGTAGACCTTGCCGTCGCGGCGGATGTAAAGGGTGTAGGCGATGCCGCGGTCTCCAATCTTCACGTGGTAGGCGTGAATCTCCTCGGGGCTACCAAATCCGGCGGCGTGATGCCAGACGGTGCCCGGAGGACCGCCCCGCCGCGCGACCGGCGCACCGTTCCATTTGTAGTCCGGATGGATGATGTGGAGCGGAGGAAGCAGGTTCGGGAACAACTGGGCCACCAGCTCCTTCGTCTTCTGCGTCGACTGCAACACCGGCTTGCCGTGCTTGTGCATGTGTCCAGAGACACGCCATGCTAGCGTGCGCTTCCCCGTGCCCCACACGGGGACTAGCGTACTCACCTTGGGTACGGCTATCGTCCCCCGCGTACACCCAAGGTGGTTCTCGGCATAGATCAGCATCTTCTTCGTTGTGGCAATGTTCGTCGGCACAAGCATCCTCCCTCTAGTTTGTGTTGACATTCAGAATTTTGTGGCGAGCCTTGTGACACGGCCTGCACAGGACAACGCAAGCCTCCAGCTCCTCTTCGAGTGAATCGATGGAGAAGTGATACATCCGGGATATGTTGTATCTCTTGGTGGACGGATCGACATGGTGATGTTCCAGCAAGCCCTCGTGCGTCTCGCAGTCCTCGCAGCCGCTGACAGTTCTCAGTATCTGGAGCCATTCGGCGAACTCTGCGTACTCCCCCTTGTCCTCCTCCCGGTGTTCTACGCGATAGGCTCTACTGTAAGCACGATGCACTACGCTACACTGTGGCAAGGCTTCCCTCCACTTCTTCTAGTTTACCCTAGCCTTATTGTAGCATGAAAAAGGGCCGCGTCAACCATCCGCAACCCCTTTGTAGAGCTAGATATGTCTTAGCAGAACGACCGCGATAACTACGACAACGAGTACGATGAGTACGGTCTCAAGAGACATGGAGCACCTCCTATTGGCTGAGCAGGATGATGATCGTGACTGCGGCGGCGGCGGTGGAGATGGCGAACCCAACGCCGTAGAGGGTGGCCTTACTACCCTCTCCACGACCCGCACCCTTCTCCGCGCGGGTACTTAGGTCGCTGATCCGTTCGTCCTGTTGTGCTGAGCGAGCGGAGGCGAGAATCTCAGCCTTGTCGTTGGCCTTCTCTGCCGCCGTGAGGGCGAGGCCGGTGGCGTCCTCCTGAGCCTTGAATCGGTCCTCAATGCGAGCCCATTGAGCCTCGGAAACGTCCTTGAGCGCTTCTACCGCAACCACGAGCGATGCCACCCGCGCGACCATCTCTTCTCTGAATGCCTGCTCCGTCACGACTGCTCCCGAACGACGATCTTGGCCAAGCCGCTCGGACCCTCGGAGGAGGAGGTGGGCGCAGGCGTGAACTCCACTGTCTCGATTGCTCCTTGGTAGACACCGGCGAACCTATCCTCAAAGGTGGCCCGCTCGTTGGCGGTGGCGTAGAGGAACCTCAGCGCCGTCTCTGGGTCCCCCCCCCACTTACCAGCGTTCGCCCCGCTCCTGCAATCAAGAGAGTAGGTGTGCTTCTTGTTCTTTACGAAGTTCCAGATGACGTTGATACCGTGAACAAGCGGAGAGATAGCCTTGGTGTAGTCAGGGGTCATCCCCATAGTCGTCTCGATGGAGTAGCCCTGTTGGTCAATCGGGAAGCGGGTTTCCTGCGGACTGTAGGCTTGTCCATTGGCTGTACCGTACACACCGTCTATCAGCCAGCTCATAGGTCTGACGGTAGCCCCGTCTGGAAGTACGTCGTGCGACACTGAGACGTACCTGAAGTCCTTCTTCATTGAGCCGGTGTGGAATGTGGTCGGTGACTGCGTGATCCAGCCGATGTCGTTGTATCCACCAGCGGTTAGCGCCCAGCCGACACTGTGGTTGTAGAGAACCAGGCCCGCCGTCCCGGCAGTCGTCACGTTGACGGGGATAGAAAAGGTCGTATCGCTTACCCTCGTTGCCACGTATGAGCCGTTGATGAGGGGCACGGAGCCCACGCTTCCAGCTATCACTACCACCTGAGCCGTGGCGGCTGGAATGCCGTGGGCTGCTGACGTGGTGACAATGGTTGGGTTAGCCAGAGTGTTGCCCGTGATGGTGAGAATCATGGCGTCCTCACCTTTGGAGTACGGAGCAAATAGCCTTCCCGCTCGATAGGCGAGTGAGGGGCGGAAGATACTCGTGCTTAGTGATGGAGAAGTCGCGACAGCATCGGCAGTCTTATAGCGTATGATAACGACGCCCGAGCCACCCGCACCACCGGCGTACTGCGCACCCGTCCCGCCACCCCCACCTCCGGTATTGATGATTCCTGGGTTTCCCCAACCCTCATACGGACTTCTACCCGCACCCCCGCCGTGCCGTGCCCCACCACCGGAACCCACGCCGAACATACCGCCGCCGCCGCCGCCTGCGTAACCCACCATTTGACCGGACATACCGCTGACAAATCCAGTCCCACCGTCACCAGCTTTTCGCGGAGTGGTGGAGAATGTGCCATTGGGGCTGTAGGCGGTCCCATTCGCATTTGTTGCATACGCCCTAACGTAGTAAAGCGTGGATGGTTCCAGTCCGGTCTGAGTAAATGAGAACTCTCCAACCCCCCCCGCACCCCCAACGGTGCTTGCCCCCGAGTTCGGAAATTTAGCGACACAAAAACCCACGGCTGAAATAGCCGATCCCCCATCGCCCCCAACATTTCCCGCCAACGAAACAGTCGTAGATGTCGCTCCAGAAAAGGTGACATTTACTACATTCGTCGGAACAGTTGTTCCATTGGGAGCCGGAGGAGGGGGAGGAGCTGGAGCGACGTAGGGCTCATACGTTATGCTGACCGTTATCTGGTCAATATGGACGTTGACCGCTGCTCCTGTAGTTCTGCCGACATCCACCCCGAGGCTTAGATAGCCCGGATCATTCGCCTGTGCGGGGGTACACAGGGTCCTGTAAGCGCCATCACTTACCCATCTTCCCGATACGGCACCCGTATCGTAGGCGATGGTCGACCCTTGGAGACTAAGGTATATGTAACTTCCCGTATTACTTCCCCACCAATAAGCAGCCCCAGAAATCCCAGTAATGGTGGCGTTGAGGGGTATGGAGAAGCCGAAGTTGGAAGAGATCGCAGTGTTCGCTGCATCACCAGCCCGAAGATTGCAGGTAGCGAGATAGGAGTCTCTATTCTGAAGGAAACTTGGGCTGAAGTTGGTCCACCGTGAACCGGGAATTGTCGAACCAGCGGTCCTAGTTACCGTTACTGACATTAGCTTGCCTGCCCCGCTTGTCCAGCAGCACCCTTGCCGCCGCCTCCACCCGCAGGATACGGTGCGACGATGCTGCCCGAGCTACCGCCCGCGTGGCCCTCAGTGGCAGCGCCACCAGCATGTTGCGCGGCGCTATCGGCACCGCCACCTCCGCCGGAAGCACCCGCACCACCCTGCGCTGCATTCTTGCCACCATACCCCCCGCCATTTGCGGTGTATGTACCGAAAACGCTGGCGACCCCAACAGTCCCATTTGCAGTCAGTACCGCGCCACCGGCACCACCGTCACCAACAGTAACCGTCATACTCCCGCTGACTGCCTGTACTCCCGAGAGGACACTGCCCCCGCCGCCGCCACCAGAGGAGCCCCCGCCGCCGCCGCCGACCACAAGAACCTCTGCGTTGATGGGGGATAACAGGTTGCCGTACTTATCAACACGGGGAGGACATACCAGCGTCCCCGAACCAGTAAAGGTGTGAATCGTGTACTCTCCAACGGTTGTGATGACGCCTCCAGTTGGAAGTACGTCGCTTGCCGTCTCGGTGGTGATTCGCGCATCGGACCCCGCGCCGATGAAGTCGAAGACGTGGGAGTGTCCACCGTCGTCAATGTCCCAGCGATAGCAATCCCTCTCGGTGAGGAAGTACTCGTCCTTGACGCCGATACATGCCGCCCTGATCCTGTTGTCGTTGCTAACGTCTGTGGGAATCTCCGTCTTCTCGGGCTCGTCGCCGATCTCAAACAGAAGGGCCGACATTCCACCGGCAAGTCTGTAGACAGCTCCCTTGCCCACATTGGGGATTTGGCTCTCGAAGTATCCGCCAACATCAACGTTGCCAAGGTAGCCCACGGCACAGGTAGCGATGTAGCTGGCGGGGAACTCAGCACTCTGTTCCGTGGTCATGGTCGAAGCCGCCGAGTCGTAGGTCAGCTTGTAGACATACGACCTACCATTCTGTGCGACTACCCAGTACACGGCGTTCCCAGCCGACACCAGGGCGATAGACAGGTTTGTGCCGTTGAGGAAGGCGGGCGTCTTCTGCGTGTAAACCCCGGTTGTGGAGTCCACCAGTCCCGCCCCGAGGGCTGTCGCACCGAAGAGGAAGCCTCCGTTATAGGCCAGATGTTCGATGGGAGAGGTCGTGCCGGTGGTCCCGAACTTCGCGAAGGTTCCGACCCCCGCGCCTTTGTTGGACCAGATGCCCGTTGATGCACCGCCGGGAACACTGAAGTAGAGGCTTGTGCCGTCAGTAGTAAACCCACCTATCGTAGAACTGATCGCGGTACCGCCAATGGTGGCGCTACTCCACGTTGCGCCGTCATCGGGGGTGTATTTGAGTGTGCCGAGAGAGCCCCCCAGCCAGATGTAGCCTATGGCCGAGAAGATAGGACCAGCGGTGTTCATTGCCTCGGTGCTCACCACGGGACGAAGCAGCTTGAGCTGCCCCTTTGTGGAAACGTCAACGTAGGAGCTTTCAAGGTATCGGGAGTATACCGAGGACTCTGAGTCTAGGGTCTTCTGGCCCTCACCCTGAATCCAGTCAAGGTGCGTAATGGCCTTGTCACCCTCCGTGTCCCTTACGTCGTACTGCCCACCCGCCTGAGTTGGCGTGGACATAGCGGCATTGAGGGGAACATTGGGGGAGGTTGCGGCATGGACGACGGCAGGCTGAGTCGGATCGAACACGTAGTCGACGGACGTATCGTCCTGGTCCGTGATGCGGAGGTCGGCACCCCTAAGCGTGTCGGTCACGAGCCCGCCTCATAGGTCGCGGTAAACGATATACCGTCTCCAACCCCAAAAGTAAACGGATGTGTAGCATCTACAACCGAGTGGTAGTTGTAGGTCGGTTCTTGGTAGATTAGTTGGAACTCTTTGTTCACTCCGTCATCGTGGTTGATTAAGAGTGCGCCCGTCTGGGAACTACTTCCCGAGTTAAGGAGGTAGGCGGTCCCGGCCAGAATAGGTACACCACTGGATGGAGCAGCAACGGGGGCCGAAAGGCCAACAGTCCCACTGATGGATGTGCTGCTACCAAGGACCAGGGTGAGATATGCGTGAACTAGTTTCCCAATCTGTGTATATCGAGCAACTAGAGTACCGTTACCCAGTGTTAGGTTGGTCCATGTGGGTGTCCACGCCTGAAAGACGCCGGGCACGGTGGGTGTCACCGGAATGGGGTTCCCAACATATCCATGGGCGGGGCAAATCTCCCCGGCGAGGGGGCGTCCGCAATACTTGCACTTCTCGTTGCTCACCGACTCATCCAAGGCGGCATACGACTGGCGGCAATCTGCAACTGGTAGCGCATCATCCATGCCTGCGTGCCGTCAGCTATCTGACGCGGCGAGAGTGTTCCGACGCCCTGCGTGTTGACGGCAATGTCGGAGCGGATACGGGGAGCTATCTTCTGAGTCAGGAGGTACCAACATGCGTAGGAGATGATCGGGTCCTTAGCCCGCGTCGGCAGACCGGCGGTCGTCTCTAGTGTGCTGGTGGTGGCGGTCAGTAGGGCGGGGCGGTTGATGCAGCGCACCCGCATGAACCCGGTGGGGGCACCGAAGAAGCGCAGTGTCAGATGGTCCCCGTCGCCCAGCCATTCGTACTTGCTACGCGCCATCTTCGTGTAGGCCCCGGTGGCGTCGGCGCGAGTCTCAACGGCGGTGACGAACTGCGTCGCCGGGTCCAGCGCATACTCATAGCTGTCGGGCACGATGGCGATACTGGTGTCAGCCTTGGCTGTGTAGAAGGCTGGAAAGAGGTTGTCGATAGCGGCGTTGATGGCCTGTTCCACGGTACGGGTCCGCCAGTACAGGTACTTGTAGGTTACGCGCACGGTGACGCCACCAGACGGAGCAGCCGTGAACGTGATGGTGCCCGTCTCGTAGTCCATCGTGAAGGCCGTGGTCACGGCGTCATCGAGCGTAACGACCAGTGTGCCGGTAGTGTCCGAAACTACGTAGCCCATGGGGGCGATGAGATAGCTGCTCGTGGTACCGTCTGCCACCGTCTCCGCTAGCCCGTTCATGGCGACATTCTCAAGCTCATCGTTCACCAGACTAACGAGGTCGTTTCGAGTTACACTCATATCTTCGCGACCCCCTTGTTTGGTAATAATTCTATTTCGTTGCTTATGTCTATTATACCACGACTATTCGTAAGTGGTCTTAGCGTACCCGCTATATCCATTCCACCTGCACCGCCTATTTTCTTGTGCGGCCTAAAGTGTGTGAAGACGGTACCGCTACCGGCTACCGAGGTCTTCGCCGTGGTCACTACACCGATGCCAAGGCCCGGTGGGCGGCCAGTGCCGATCACACCAGCAGCGCCCGTGGTCAGCGAGCCGATGCCGTGAACCCCTTCCCTGCCAGTCCCGGCGGTGGCCATGGCGGCAGTGCGGAGTGAGCCCGCGCCCGCGACCTTCTCTATCCCCGTCCCGATAGCCCTTGCCTTGGCAGTGGTGACGACTCCTACACCGTGATTCTGGAGATGGCCCGTACCGACGATTCGTGGTGCGCCGACCGTCAGCGCTCCGGTGCCGCTAGTCTTCTCGCTGCCGATGCCCGCGATGCGAGCGGTACCCGTCGTGAGTGCGCCGACGCCCTCTGTGGACGACGTGACGGTGGCCTCGCCTACGCCAGCAACAGCAACCTTGCCCGTTGTGACGGTGCCCCAGCCCGAAACATCGGTACCGTCCCCGAAGAGGTCGAAGCCGTCAGGGATAACCAGCACGTCGCTTATGTAGTAGATGCCCTCGGGGAAGTAGAGCTGCGTGACACCGAGCGACACTGCTGCGGAGACAGCATCCTCGATGGCCGCAAGGTCATCAGTCGCACCGTCGCCAACAGCGCCGTAGTCCTTGACATTGACGGCATCGAGCCCGATCCCGGCGAGACTTGTCGCACCGACCCTTAGCGCACCGGCACCCGATATTGCGCCGGGCTCCGTCGCCGCGCCAGAGCCCGCAACCCGTGCGGCTCCGGCGGAGAGAGCGCCCGTACCAACAGCCCTGAGCTTCCCGACGCCCGCAACAGCCGATGCCGCTGACCTGAGCGTACCGCTGCCGACGAAGTGCGCGCTGCCGACGCCGGTAGCCTTCATCGCCGCAGCGGTGAGCGCACCCGCACCCGCAAAGTGGACCGCGCCGCTGCCGGTGGCCGTAGCCGTCCCGGTCGTCGCGGTACCAGTGCCGATGTTCCTGAGCTTGCCTGCCGCGCTGAGGCGAGCGGCCCCAGTCATCAGCGTGCCGCTGCCCGCCGTCTTCTCGCTGCCAACGCCTGCGGCCGTGGCCCTGGCTGTCGTGAGCGCACCAGAGCCGGAGACCTTCGGCGTGACGGTACCAGCCCCAGCGACGGACGCCTTGCCTGTCGTCAGTGCTCCCGTACCGGAGACGACCAGCTTTCCCGCTCCCGCCACAACCGCAGCGGCTACCAGCAGCACGGCAACGCCCTTGATGATGTGCTTGCCTGTGCCTGCGGCCTTGGCCGCGCCTGCGGTGAGCGTGCCCGTGCCCGAAATCTTTACGGTGCCGCTACCCGCTATCGCCGCAGCCCCGGCAGTGACGGCACCGCTGCCGCCCGGCGTACCCCCTATTGTGTCGAAGTCGAGTTCGTCACCGTAGGCGGTGCCGCTAGAGTTCGTCGCGTAGGAACGGACGTGATAGGTGGTGTCGGCGTCGAGCCCGGTCAGCTCGCTGGCGAAGTTGACGATGACGTTGCCGGTTCCCGCAATTGCAGCCTTGCCGGTGGTGAGCGTCCCGCCTCCGCCAAGGATAGTGTAGGTGACGGTGACTCTCACGAAGTCCAGCGACCACACCCTAGATGTGGTGGCGCTACCGGTGGCTGCTCGCGTCCTTACTCTCAGGCCTGTCGACCCGGTGGCGTTCAGTTCGCCTGCGGTCGGCAGGCTGGTGGTAATGGTCTGCGTGACCGTGTACTCGGTGTTGGTAGCAGCCGGTGTGCCCGTCGCCTCAGTACCTACGGCGGTAGTGCCGCCCTTGAAGAGCTGCACGCCGAAGACATTGCCTGTGATGAGGGCGCTGATCTTGTAGATGGACGCAACGGCAACCTGGCTGATGATTGCGCCGGTAGGAATGGCGAACCCGAAGTCGGAGTAGTAGTTGAGGTCCGACTCATTCCTGACTACTGAGGTGATGGTGGCGAACGATGTGTCGTCAGCGTACCCGTAGGTCGGGTTCGTCCAGGCGACTGCCCCAGACTGGTATCCGGCTGGATAGTTGGGGCCGACGCTAGCCATCAGTCGCTCGTGTGGCTATCTGCGATGGTCGGCGTGCCGGTCGTGTTCCAGCAGACTCCACGGGCGGTGATCGTCGCTCCGCCGTCGCTAGTTATGCTGCCTCCGCTGGTGGCCGAGTCGGCGGCGATAGCGCTGATGGCCGTGGTGGTGAGGGTGGGGGCGCTGGAGTCTGTGCTGGCAGCGAGTACACCGGCTGCGTAGTTGGCCGCCACGTCGCCCGACGTGAGGGCTGCCGAGTAGAGGCGCAGGGTGGCCGTTGAGTGAATGCAGTAGGTGAGCCAACCGGCATTGGCCCCAAGAGCACCCTTGATGAAAGCGGCTAGTGTCCCGCCCCCGATAGCAGCAGGTGTGCCAACCCCGGCACCGTCCACATACGCAGTCCAGTAACCGCCGCCTGCCGTGACCACGATGTGGTGCATCGCGCCGTCGTCTATTGCTGCCGTCCCGTTCACGATGGCGTCAGTGCTCGCCACCACGAAGTGCGTCTCTAGATGATGCGAGGTAACGCGGATGTCGACGGCGTTGGCGTAGCTGGAATCACACCAGCCCAGTATGCCGAGGCTTCCACCTGCGTTGGACGGTAGCGCCGACCACGTTTCAATAGAGAACGTCTTGGTCGCGAACGTGCTGTTGAGACCCAGGGTCAACGGTACGTCGTCGTTCGTGGCGTCGAACACCATCCGGTAGGGATCGCCAGATGTGCCGGACCCCGCCCATCCCGAGGAAGTCGTCCAACCGAATGTCGTAATCGAGCCGCTGTCGTAGCTGCCCTCCAGGTCGTCCCACACACTCGTTGGGTCGGCGTTGTTACCGGGCGCGGTACCAGCCTTAGCGAGCCTGCCGACGTACTCGGCGACCAGGTTGGCAGTGACGAGTGCCATCAGGGGCTCACGGTGTTGCCTGAGACGGTGTTGCCTGAGCCGCTGACCGTCCAGTTGTCGGTGGGATCGCCGCCGGTCACGGTGTTGCTGGTGATGACGCAGTTGTCGCCGGTCGACTGGAAGACGTAGGCACCTGCGTCGGCGGAGTGCGTGATGACGTTATCGGTGATGGTGCAGCCCGCGCCGCCATTGTTGACGAAGTAGGGCGACCATGAGCTGTGAACGATGCTGTAGGGATCGTCGGTGCCGTCGATTGTGCAGCCGTGCATGGTGTTCGGGCCGGGAGCCTGGAAGTAGACCACCGCTTCCCTGCCGTCCGAGAATGTGCAGTCCTGAACGATAACGTTGGCGGCACCCTTCTCTACGATGACGTTACCGTTCCACTGCGGGCTGGGACCGTAGCCGTGCCCGTAGAAGCGGCAATTCTTCACCGTGCTGTAGCCTCCGCTCGGTGCCCCGTTGTCGGTGCGAGCCATGCCCGAGTAGTCGATGCTGGCGCACTCCCCGGGGTAGAATGTGCAGCCGTCGAAGTCGATGTTGTAGAAGGCGTTCTGGCTGCGCGTCGCGTTGGTGTAGTCGACCCACATCTCAATGGCGAAGTGGTGGCCGTCGATGGCCCACTCGCAGTTGTTGAAAGCGATGTCGTGGACGCTGGTCTCGCCGGATAGGGGGCTGGCCTTGATGGCCACGTTGACAAAGTTGTCCGCCTCATGGCCGCTGGCCGGTGTGCCTGCGTTGGCCTCGAAGTAGCAGTTGTCGAAGGTAATCCCAGAGACCGTCCAGTTCACGCCCTGCCAGGGGCCTCCGATGCAGACCATGATTGCGGGGTTCGGGTTATTCCCACCCACGTCCGTGCCCCCGCCCCCCGTGAATCGGCATCTCGCAAAGGTAGTGCCGCTGATGGTCTTGAGGGAGAAGCATTGGCCCGTCGCCCCGAGCTTGAGGTCGGTGAACGAGCCGTTACTGCCCGCGCTGATGGGACCCTTGATCCAAGCCGTCGATCCTGAGCCGATCAGGTTGGCATAACTGGGAACGGTGAGCCGCGAGGCCAGATAATAGTCGCCCGGCGGGAAGTAGACGGGAGCGCTGCCAGCCGCCGTGATGGCGCTCTGGATGTGGGCCACGTCATCGGTCGTGCCGTCGGCGTGCGCCCCGTAGTCCATGACGTTGAAGAACGGCACGAGTGTGTCGATGATGATGTCGGTGAACGTGCAGCCAGCGCCGTACTCCACGGTCCCGGCGATCCGTGATAGTGCCATTACGAAGTCGCTCCCTGGAAGTGTGTATTGGCGGGCACCTGCAATGTGCTGCCCAGTTTGTAAATACCTACGGGGAAGAAAACGACTGCGCCCAGCGCCGCAGCGACGGTCGCGCGTATTGCAGACACGTCGTCGCTCACGCCGTCACCCCTGGCTCCGTAGTCCTTGACGTTGCATCCGACGGGGGTAGGCGTGGGCGTTGGGGTAGGGGTAGGCGTCGGAGTGGGGTGCGGCGTGGGGTGCGGCTTCTGGGGCTTCGCGGACGCAGATGCCCCGAACGCCGCAACGCCCCCGACGACGATCCCGACGTAGCTGATGAACTGCCTGCGCGTGATGCAGGCCATGCCTTACGCCTGGTCTATAGGCACACTCAGGGTGAGGGCAGTGATGTCGACCTGAGAACCCGTGGCGATGACGGCGCTGTTGAGCACGAGGTCGTCGCCCGCTGTTCCGGAACACGTGCCCTGTAGCACGACGGCAGCCGAGCCGTTGATGACGCGGAAGTGGGTAGCGGCTGAGGCGTTGCCGGTGGCGTGCGGGTCGGAGACCGTAGCGGTGAGGGCGGCGTCCGAGGTGTGCGTGCCTGCCGTGTAGGAAGCAGCACCCCAGAATGCGCCTGCGGCGGCGCATGTGGCGACTTCCGTCGCGGCTGCGTCGTTGGCGTGGGTCGGCTCGGCGCCGGTGTAGATGACGAGAGTGCCGTTGCCGCCGGAATCGGCGAGGTCGGCGATGGTGTTGCAGGCAGCAGTTGCAGCAGCCTGGCTTACTCTACAGTGGTGGGCGGCCATTATTTATCACTCTCCTTTGAGTTGTCTGTCTTCGGCGGCGTGACGATTCCCACGCCTTTCATCTTTACCTTGAAGCCCCCAAAAAGCGGGATCACCGGGGCCTCTTTCTTTTCGTCTGCCATGTCAGCCCCTTCCGATGAAGCCGCCGACCGTTACGAAGGCGCCCACGCTGGCACCATCGCTAGTCAGGGTGAGAGCCGTGTTCGAGGCCAGCTTCTTGGGAGTCTTGAACATGACGTTAGACGCGCCGTTTATGCCGAGAGCGAGTTTCCACTTAGCGGTGGTGGTGCCCTGTTCAAGGGTGAAGGTTCTGGCGGTCGCCCCACCGAAGACCCCGATGTCCGTAATGTAAATCGCGAGACCCGTCCCCGGAGCGGCGACGAAGCTGGTATCTGCCCAAGCCGTGTCCTGTCCAAGCTCCACGCTGAACTCGTTGTTATTCCCGTGCTGTTGACTCATGTTCCCTCCTTGAGACCCTCGCGCTGGAACTTCTCAGCACCAGCAGGGTCGAGTTGAAGTAGTAGGGCGGGGAGCTTTACGCCCCCCGCCCTTGTAGTTTCAGTAACCGATTGCGAAGCCGGTCACAACGAAGCCGTCAACGACCTCGGTATCGTCGGCCGTCTTCACAAGGCCGGTAGTGCCGGCCGCAGCGTAGGTGGCCGCATAGACGTGGATCACTCCGGTCGCTGGAGCGCCGTTTGTGGCGGGAATGTAGACTGCCGGATATGCCAGGTCGCCAGTAGTCCGCGCCGGATCGTGGAGCGCACTAACAACAGCCATAAGCACCTTGTTGGGAAACAGCGCCGACAGGTTGAGAGTAAATCCACCAACGGGGACCCTCCCCGTACCAGCGGTAGCCGTGAATGCCTTGATGGAAGCGCCAGGCATGTTCTTGATGCCGCCACAGGACTGGACCAGCTTATTGCTGAGACCAGTAACCTCTGCGACTGTCAGGGTAGTGTTAGCCATGACTCAGACCTCCACCTTCATAGTATTCATAGTGCCAACCTCCTGTTTTGAATGGTATTCAGCGTGACAGTTTCTACAAAGCACAATGCACTTTGCTATTTCTCTGTTCAGCTTTTCCCAACTTACGTTGTTGTTCACAAGAACAGAGACAGCCTTGGCCTTCTTCTCGTCGCCCGTGTGGTGAAAGTCGAGGGCATCCGAACAAGCCTCGTAACCACACCACACGCACCCCGATTCCATCTTTACTTCCTTGATGTAAGCACGGCGAAGCAGTCGTCTTTCGTTGTTTGCAGCGCTCTGCTTATCCGAAGGCCAAGGCATAAACTATCTGCTAAACCCAAGTAATATACTGGAGACTAGCGTGGCTCTTGGCACCGTCGAGAACCTTGACGCCCAGTTCACCGAGGTAACGCTGCTTCCAAGCATCGGTACCGTCAGGAGTGCTGGTGTCAATGCCCCACTCCATCTTCACGAAGGGACGGAACTCAGTCAGGAACACCTTCTTGGTGTTGATGATGAAGAGGTCCGACCTGGAACAGTTCATGCAGGGAACAAGCTCCATCTCGACGCCGAGGTCCGTTTCAAGGGACTTCAGCGCGCGACCCCACTTGGTCTCCGCCTGCGTAATACGCACCTTGTCGGCACCGAACCCAGAAATGGTACGGATGTTGTTGGGATGAGAGACCAGAATAAGCGGGTCACTCATGTCGTTACCCACACTCATCAGGTTAGCAATAAGCTGACTGATGGCGCTCTCGGTGACCACCTTGGTAGCATAGTCAACAAGACCGTTCGTGTATGAGGCAGCAACGTTCTGGAACTGCTGGAAACCCTTCGTGGTGCGGGCGTAGGCGTCAGTACCCTGCCAGGCGTCAGCCTCGGTATCTGCACCCTGAGAAGCGGAGGCACCGGGGTTGACGGCCCCATACAGAAGCATGGACTCAATCTCGTTCTTCAGCTCAACGAGCCTATTATCAAACTGACTCTGGAGAGAGTCGGCAGCAATAAGACGCTTGCTGGCGAGCTGTGAGCCAGAGACAGTCAGGTAGAAGTCCATGATCTGCGTGTAGTTAGCCGCAAGGGTAACGTCCGTGTACTTGTTCTCATCCGGCGAAGAACCTTCTTGCTTCGGAGAGGCAAGAATCTCGTAGGTGTCCGTCGCGGTATGAGCGGTGCTGCCCTCGTCGACTGTAGAGCCAACGGGCTGAGCGTAGTTACGTTTGACGGTAATGTCGCCAGCGGCCCCGGTGCCTACGGCCACCGTCACCCGCATAATCTCGTTAGCACCATAGGTGCCGACGGGAGTAGCTCTGGAGACGTTTCGGATCAGCGAACCAGCCTGAATCGTCAGGCCGATGCCGCTGGTGTTGCCACCGATTTTACCGGCCGTAGCAGAGCCGACAATCGCCGTGCCGCCCGTACCAGTGGGGGCATCGGAAACGAAGGTGCGGCCACGGGTGTTCGCCGTTTCCCACTCGTACTTGGTACCATCGACAGGCACCTTGGGGAAGCGGTCAACGAGCTGCGACTTAGCGCAGATCATCGGGTAGAGAACGCTGTCGATGTTTCGTGAAAAGGTGTTGGCAGTCTTATCGTAGGACGCTACATCAACACCCGGAGTTGGATAGGCCATAGTTGATGACCTCCTTTGTGTGCGCCAATTCGGCGCTTCATTGGTTCATGCACTGCGTGTTGCGAGCGACTCAGCATGAACTCCAAAGGAGGAGATTCGCTTACGTAATGTTACTCAAGCAAGGACCGGCATTGAGCTAACAATTACTTCGTCGTGTAAAGCTCTATCTCTATTATAACACAACTATTTGTGACTAACCGAAGAGCGGACCTCCCAGCCTATCACCGTCCATAAGTGCAGCCAGAGCAGCTCGCGAGTCACCCTTGGCGATCTTGTCCGCGATAATCTTCTCTTCGTCGGTGGGAGCTGGTGCGACTACGCCAACGGGAGAACCAGAGACGCCCCAAGCAACTCTCGCCTTAGCGGCAGCGTCAACCTTTGCCTCCTGCTCATACTTCTCCATCTCTTTCTGCATGACCTTGGATTTTTCCCTGACCATACCGGCCATGCGAGCAAGTGACTCCATGTCTTTTATGTCTGCGGAGACTGTCTTGAAGAGGTCTTTCTCCAGCTCGTTCGCACCGGAAAGGAACTTCTCTTTGGCGTTCTGCACCATCGTAGTGTCAAACTTCTTCTGCAAGTTATCTACACGAGCAGACAGTTTCTTTGCGAGCTTGTCTTCCTTCTCGGCCACCACTTCGGCCTCTTCCTCTTCCGCTTCGTATTCCTCAGCGTCGTCTTCCGGCTCTTCGATTCCGAGAACGCTCCAAATCGACTCTTCCTGCTCTTCTTCTGGCTGGGCTGCTTCTTCCGTCATGGTATTCTCCTAGACCTTCTGAGTGATTAGACCTGAACCTTGCTGTTCCTGTGTTCTGTAGGGGGTGGCATTGGACTGTAGGTAAGCTTTCTGTTGTGCCAGAGCATCTTGCATCTTCTTCCTAAGCAAACCTCCCTGGGTCTTATCAACCAAATCCGTAGCGGTGGCAACATCTGCCTGCTCGCCACTCTGCCAGCCGTATGCTTCCTTTTGTTGCGCGAATTGCTGTACGTGTTGCGTGAAGTCAGTCACCGTGTTACCGCTGTGGAGGAAATCCCTCTCAAGGTCTTGAGGCATTTGCAACCCCGCGTCCGCAAAGGCGTTCACGAAACCCGTCTTGTACTCGTTGTAGAGAAGTGGGTCAGTCATAGCCGCGTTGCCCGCTCCCTGCTGTCCCGCCGCGAAGGCGTCCCAGTTACCGTACTGACTCTTGAACTCGTTGGTATTCTTCACTTGGTCGAATAGTTGGATGGGGTCCGTATATGAGCCGGTGGCGTAGACGTTCCGAAGAGACTCATCGGGCACTGCATTCTCCCCAAAGGTTTTCTTCCAATAGAGGTCGAAGCTAGCCGTGTCATTCCGGTAGGCGTCGGTGAGCCTGTATTGCCCGTATTCCTTCTTCACGGTCATATTGAATAGGGCGTCACTCCAGTTGCCCTCGGTGGCCCTCTTTAGTAGTGCATCAGAAATAACTGCTCCAGTGTCACCGAGTATCTCCTTCCAGAGCGTGCCGTATGTATCACGGGCCGCACCCTGTTCCGCGCGGTAGGAGAGGATATTTACCTTCTCCTCGGGAATACCGCTCTCACGTTGCTTTGTTTCCCACGCAGCATAGTCGGGGTTCAGTTCCATGAACGCCGGTAGGTCCTTCATGTCGGTGTTGCTGAATGTGGCAAAGTCCATGCTACCGACACGGTACTTGGACATCAGGGCCTCGTCATACTTGCCCTGGTACTTGGTCCCGGCAAAGATGGAGTCCCAATTCGTCTTGAACTCATCGTCGCGCGGCTTACCCATCGTAGTCTTCCAGGCGTCGCCAGAGGTTAGGTTGAGTGTGAACTGAGTCTCGTCCCAATTGCCCTTGAGGGCGGCGAGAATAAATGCGTCGTCCACGATGTTGGTCTTCATGTCGGCGCGGTACTTCGCCTCTAGGGTCGACTTGGCGGTCACAAATGCACCGGCAGCCTCAAGGGATGACTTGAATGTCTGAGTGTGCTGCGCCAGAGCGAACCACTCGTCGAAGCCCTTAAACTGCTTATTGAACGACTTACTCTTGGCTACGACTTTGCCAAAGAACTTGGCCTCATCGTTCTTCTCGGGATCAGCCAAACCAAACTTGGTAAGCAGCCCCGGCATATCCTTCATGGACTTGTAGTCTTGTCCGAGAAGGGTTTTCAGTTGGTCTCCAAGGCTCTTCACTCGGTCGTAGAAGAGCTTAGTGTCCTTGTAGTGCTTCGCGTCGTTCTTGCGTACCCATGTCTCTAGGGCGTCAGTGGAATACACGCCCTTCTTGGATATGATGATGTCGAGAAGCGCCTTGGGGATGCCCGATTTGCCCCTTACGAGATCCTGGTAGGCCCGCTCCCAGCGGTCCTTCCAACCCTTCTTCTGATCAGCCTTCGCCTTTATCTCAGCAGCAGAGGGACCACTCGGCTTGGCGGGAGCGCTCGGGGCATGTCCGCCGCCGCCGCTTGGAGCGGGTGACCCGCCACCA